GTATCTAACATTTCATTTATTAATTCAAATGGTGTGAAAACTTCACCATTCTGTTTTTTCTCAACTTCACTAACTCCTAAATATTGGTTTATGAAATTGAAAATATCTTGTATATTCCTCACGTATTATGATATAAGTCTTTTATATTTAATAAAATTATAAGAAATTCAGTTAAAAAATTGAATGAATGGACAAACAAAAAAATTGAAGACCCACATAAATAATGAACTTGAAAGGTGTAATATCTAAATTATTTTTCATCAAGTAGTATGACTACTATTTTTTAATTCTTTTTCCCATTCTTTCATAATTTTAATTCTTTTTTCCATTCTTTCATAATGTGAGTTAATTTTTTCATTTTCTTCTCTTCTTTCTTTACATTCATCTCTATCTAAATATTTTTTTAGACCATTTGTTACTATTCTTGTTATAGCGTTTTTTTCCCATATTTTAATTCTTTTTTCCATTCTTTCATAATTTATTTCTTTTTTTTAATTTACTTGTATTATTTTGTTTACTATTAGCATATCTAAAAGCTCCATAAAGTCCGATTTACTTAACACAACTATCTCTTTACGGTCTTTTTTATGTAGTATAATATTATAATTCTCATCCTTTGGCATCTCTGAGAGGAGTTTATTATAATTTATTCCTTTCTCTACTGCTTTACATTGAATATTAAAAGGATCTGTATTACATAAATCTACTTTACTATCATCTACTTTTTTACTCTCATATCTGGATGTAGTACAATTAGTAAACCCTAAATCTATAAACTCTCTCCTTATTTTTCGCTCATAGTTTAAACCTTTATTTCTTGCTCCTTTACCTGTCATTTATATTTTTATGTATTTTTTTCCTATATGTAATTTATTGTATGATAAAAATAATTTTTTGTTTAATTATTTTTTCTTCTTTTTAATGTTTATTAATAAGTCATAAAGTAATCTTAATTCTTTATCATTCATATCTTTCATTTGTTCGTTTATAACAAATCTTAATGTTTCTTCATTAAAGTCCATTGAGTGTTGTTTTTCCTTTTTCATTTTTAGTTTTTTATTTTTTAATATTATTTCTTCACCATACATATCACACAATAATTTATAATATTTGATATACAATTCTGGATTATGATATAAGTCTTTTAATCTTCTTATATTTTTTTCTTCCATTTCTGTTTGTTTCTTTTATATTATATATTAATATAAAAAACTCATTTTTTTCCATTTTAGTACAAAAAAAGACCAGACACTTAAATAACTATGGAAATGTAATCAAAATGAACTTTATAGTAGAACCTCTTTAAGCAATTCCTCACAGAAAGAGGTAAAAACAATTAACTTTATAGTATGTCAAACTTTCTATTATTATATATAAATTCCAAAAACTGGTTTTTATGAAATTTTGATATTTTTTCATTTTTTTTTAATTTTTTTCCTCTTTAGAAATTATATTGATTTAATTTTTCTACTAACAAACAATCATCTAATAAATCATATGAAGGTGAATATATTCTTTTTACTCTTTCATCATCATCTATACCATCAAAATAAATATCTATAATAATCTCATAGGACGATTTTAAGAAAATTTTAAGTTGATTTGATACTGGTATATATAATTTCCATTTTCCTTCAATATAATAGACCCCACGCACGTTGTCTTCTTTAATAATTTTATCATAGTCGTACTTAAACAATTTCATTGTCATTGTTCTTTCTTCATCATTGATTAGTTTAATATCCATAATTCTGTGTTTCTTTTATATTATATATTAAAGTAAAAAACTCATTTTTTCCACTTTACATATTGTTTCTTATTGTCTTAACAGAAACACCTAACTTATTACTAATCTCTTTCAATTCTGTTATACCATTAGATAAACATAATTCAATTAATTCTTTGGTTGATTTAAGATTTACTCTTTTTCTAATAGTTTCCTGTGAAAAATTATAACCTTTGTTTTCTAAACCTTCTTTAATATTTTTAATAGTTATCTTTTTATATTTATTTTCTGTTGAAATCTCATTGAAATACTTTTTAATAATATCACTATTACCTTCACCTAAATATTTCATATATAATCCTCTTTTATATACTATGAAACCTTTCCAATCTTTTATTGAATATAATAAATTATATTGTTGATCATTCTCCATATGGAAATCATGATTAATAACAACTTTCTTTTTTCTCATAATTGGTTTTTCAGATTTATTTCTAATAGATGAAATCATACCAAGAATTTGTGGTTTAGTATATTTATCATAGAACTTTGAGTTTATCATAGTATCAAAAACATTAGTAATATAACTATCTTTTTTAGAATTATTAAGATGTACTAATACTCTAATACATTCTTTTGATAACCACGCTTGTTCTTGTTTAGTATAATCTTTTTCTTTTAGATAAGGAAGAGAAACATAATCATATCCTTTATATGAATATAAATATCTATTACCTCTACATTCAATATTAGTTTTCAATATAAGTTTAGAATTATCTAAATCACCATAGTCAAATAAACCATCTTCTTGTTCTTTAATTTTTTCTTCTAAAACTATATCACCGAAATCATCAATCCATGTAGTGTTTTTAATATTGTCATAACTTATTTCTTTTGGAGTGTGTTCAGAGATGAACTCTTGGAAAATTGTGTCTAAATTATTCATTTTGTTTTTGGTTTTTTATTCATAGATTTTTGTAGTTTTTGGGGGAGCCGTCACTCCCCCTTTACCAAAAACCTTATGAAATTGCTGTAAGGATAACCTTACATATTTATATATTAAATAAAAAAAACCGAAAAACCTATTTTTTAGATTTTTTTTAATATTTTTTATAAAAACCAAATATAAATATTCTTTTTAGGTATAGTGTATTGTTAGAAGGTTGTTTAATAATTAAACCAAATAAAGTATTATTTTAGGTATAGTGTATTGTATGAAGGTTTTTACACATGAAGAGGGAAATTTTACAATCCTTTAATAAGTACCTTATATAAATATACTTATTAAAGAGTTGTAAAATTTCCCTCCTTCAATACACCAACTATACTAATCCATATATCTATTAAGGTATTGTAAAATTTCCCTCTTCATAAACATATATATATTAAGGTTTTACAAAAAAGGTGCAAGATCATGATATATACTATATTATTTTATATTATTTCCCCAATTTTATTTTAGAAAAAAATGATATTTTTAAGTTTATATATACTATTGATGGAAAGATTTAATGAAATAATAGGTATGAGCTTTGATGAATTTTATAATTCTAATAAAGATAGATTAATCAATTACATAAACAATATCAATAGAAATTATGACACTGAAGGTATTGTTGATATTGCATTCACTAAATTATATAATAATATAGAGAGTTTTAATCCAGATAAAGCATCTATTAATACTTATTTATTTACTATTGCAAGAAATGAATTATTTGTTACTATTAAAAATGAAAAAATAAAAATAGAATATAAAGAGTATGATGATTTCACACAAGAAGAGACACTTGATTTTCTATACACAGACGCAACCAGATCAAATCTAAGAGGTTTATATGAAGAATATGATGAAAGTGTCGATGAAAAATTTGAGGCTCTTAAAAACGATATGGTTGAGTATGGAGATATATGTGTTGAAATATGGTTTAGTGGAAAATCATATAAAGAGATTTCAGAAGAGACAGGAATAAATATTAATACTTGTAAAAGTAAAGTAAATTATTTCAAGAGATTTATGTGTAAAAAATATGGAGTTAAATATACTAAATATAACACAAGAGGTAAATTAGAAATAAATGAATTAAGACATTATAAACGAATATTTATGAGGAAGAAATAAAATGGAAAAAAACGGTATTTTTAAGTTAATATATACTATTAGAAAAGGACTTACATTTTTATTGGTGTAATCCTGTAAGTCCTTGAAAAAATAATCACAAGGTATGTATAAGAATTATTATGAAAAGTTTAAGAAAAATGATCTATCAAATGGACAAAAATATGAAAAATGGTTCGCAGACACATTCTTAAATGAATATACACAAAACGATGATAAATTATATGATATTAAAACAGATTTGTTTTCTTATGAAATTAAATGTGATAGTAATTGTTTTGTGTTTTATAGATTTGGTTATGAAGTTTCAAGTTGGAATGGATTAAGTGGTATATGGAGTACTGATGCTGACTATTGGGTTTGTATATGCCCAGTTATGAATGAAGTTATAATAACAAAAGTAGATAGAGTAAAAAACTTTATTAAACAACATAAACACGTTGCTAAACTAAGTGGTACAGGTGATGGTAAATCATCTAAAATGATATTATGGGATTGGAGTTATTTTATGGATAATATGATAGAAAAAGATGTAATCAAGATCAACGTACCACTATTCTATGGAACACCAGGTAAAGTACATTTATTTAATAAACTAAAATCATATATGGATAGTAATGATTGTAAAGAAAGGAGAGAAGATAATGAAAAAATTAACTCACATTATGAAAGAATGGAAAAAAGAATTAAAAAGTAGTTTCAACCCAAAATTTAGAAAACTAGAAATTAAGTGTTGGTTTTATGATGCTAAACCAACAGATAAAAAAAGACAAGATATACTATTATTTTGTTTAGATGAATATGGTTTTGATGCAGAAATGTTACATATACTAAACACTATACTTAAAATAGAAGAAGGAGGTTACCAACTAATACAACTTCTTTATAAAGAAATGGGTTTAGATTATACAGATATAGATGACATGAGTGAGAATAAATAAATATAAAGATTATGAGTAGTATATTAATATTTATGTTAGTAAGTTTCGCTATAACAGCAACACTAACACAAGAACCAATATTCAAGTGGTTTAGAAAACTATTACCATTCAAGCCATTCACTTGTCCTAATTGTTTAAGTGTATGGGTTGGATTTGGTTTATCATTTTTATTCCCACTAATCTATTCTATTTATGTTAGTTGGTTTTTATATGGAATGATTTCCTATACAACAACAAGAATAGTACAGGCTTGGTTAAGTGATAAAGAAATAATAATTTTAGATGAAGAATAAGATCATAGAATATATAGAAGAAAACTATGATAAATTACTGAAAGCCGCCTCTTATATAACAAAAGATGATACTGCTGGAGATTTATTACATATAATTGTAGAAGATTTAATTACAAGAGAAAAATATTCACAAAAAGTATATAATTGTAAGAACTTCTATAATTATATTGTTAGAGCAATGGTTCTAAACTATTATACCAAAAACTCTACATATACAAAAGAAAATAAACAAATAATTGCTTATGACTTTCTATTAGAAAACCTACAAGAAGAAAAAGAAGAAAAGAAAGAATTGTTTGAGAATATTATAAAGTATGTAAATGATACAGATTTATACTATGAAGAACGTATTCAGAAAATAAAAGACAAACCACATCTTAAAGATAAAATCACAAATAGATATAAAAGAAAAAATTTAATTGATAAAGAATTATTCATAAGTTATTTCTATGCTGAATATAATACTAATATTGAAAAGTTAGATATAGAAGAAGTTTTCAAGTTAAGACAAACTACATTAAGATGTGTTGCTGATAAATTAAACATACACTATGTAACGGTTTTCAAGTCGGTTCGTAGTGTAATAAACAAGATTAAAGAAAAATATATAATATAATGAGGTAATGTATAAAAACCTCACAAAAAATAACAAAATTAATATGAGTTGTAAAGATTGCGAACAAAAAGAATATATTTGTACCATTTGTGGTAAAAAATATAAAAGTGAAAGATTTTTCGTTGCTCACATGGAAAAACATAAAGAAGAAGCAGAAAGTATTAATGAAGAGATAGAAGAAACAAAAGATGATAGAGCAACAGTAAGAGACCAAGAAATCAAAACATTTTTTGATGGATTAGGTGCAAGAATAACCGCTAACAGATATGACATAGAAAGAATGTATGGTTGGTATAGAGAGTTATATCCTAAATCAAATGTAGGTTTTGATTGGAAGTGTCAGAGTTGTGTTTCTCACGCATACAAGCGATTGAAACAACACTACGATAAAATAAAATAATATTATGAAAAAATTAAGTGCTAAAAGAAAGAAATTTTGTGATGAATATTTAATTGATTTTAATGCCACACAAGCTGCTATAAGATCAGGTTATTCAGAGAAAAGTGCTTATTCGCAGGGTGAGAGGTTGCTGAGATATGATGAGGTTCAGGAGTACATCAAGAACCAACAGAAAGAAGCACAAAAGCAATACGAATGGACAAAAGACAAGGCGTTTGAGAAACTACTTGAACTATTAGATATTTGTGATTTAAGTAATTCAAGAGAAAGAGCAGATTATCTGAAAGCCATTCAAGAATTAAATAAGATGAGTGGCAACTATGAAGCAGAAAAACATGAACATCAGGTAGGACAGATAGTTATTAAGCCATATGAAAAAGAAGAAGAAAAAGATGATAAAGAAGAAAACGATTAAAGTATTGAAACACTTCTACGAATTACAGAACTCTAAAAAGAGATATGTTCTTTTTAGAGGTTCTACTCGTAGTGGTAAAACCGTTTCTATTATTCAATATTTAATCTCATTATTAACAAATGAAAAAGACATTCATATTGTTATTGGTGTAGAAACTTTATCAAGTGCTAAAGGTAATTTAATTAAAGATTTAGATGAGTGGATTGAAATCTTTGATTTATTGGATTATATGAAAATAAACAAATCTGATTTCACTTATAAATACTTACCATCAAACTCAACAATCAGAATAGTACCGTGTGATAAAGATACGAAATGGTTCGGTATATCTGCTGATGTGTTTTGGTTTAATGAAGCAACACACATTCAGAAGTCGTTCTTTGATCAAGCCCAAATGAGATTACCTGATACTAAACCATTCAACAAGATTATATTAGATTTCAACCCTACAAATCCTTATAGTTGGGTTAGAGATTTAGAAACATCAAAGTTACCAGGTGGTGTAGATGTTTATATATCTACATATAAAGATAATCCTTTTTTAGGTAAGAAGCAGGTTGCATTGTTTGAGAGTTGGAAAGAAACAAATCCTAATAAGTGGTTAGTATTTGGTCAAGGACAATATGGTGAAGTTAGAGGTGCTATATATACGAATTGGAAATCAATAGATAAGTTTCCTGATATTGAGACTGTATGGTATGGTTTAGATTTTGGTTTCTCAAATGATCCAACATCATTAATTAAAGTAGGAATTAAAGGTGGTGATGTTTATATTGAAGAGTTGATATATGAGAGAGGATTAACAAATCCTGATATTTGTGAAAGAATGAGAGAATTAGGAATAGGAAGAAATGTTGAGATTATTGCTGATAGTGCAGAACCAAAATCAATAGAAGAAATAAAGAGAGAAGGTTTCTATGTTATTCCAGCCAAGAAAGGTAAAGATAGTATTATGAAAGGAATAGATATTCTACAAAGATATAGACTTTATATAAAAGGTAGAAACATTCAAGATGAGATAATCAACTATACTTGGAAAGAAGATAGGAAGAAAGGTGAGTTTATTAATGCTCCTGTTGATGGTTGGAACCACGCATTAGATGCGTTGAGATATGTAGCACTTATGAAGTTAGGAACAAAACACAAGGGTCCAACAATAATATTTAGACCTATATAAAAACAAGAAAGTACTTTTTAATATAATATTAATAAGAAAAAAAAATAAACAAATAAAGATGGTAGAATTGAAAATTGAAAACAACGTTTATGAAATGCCAAGTTCTTGGGATGAAGTTAATATGAAGATGTTTATGGATATTCAAGAAATAAATGAAAGTGATGCTGCACCAGCAAAGAAGATGGTTCATATGATTTCAGCACTTTCAGATGCACCAATAGATGTATTATACTTAATTAATTTAGAAGACTTATCAAACATTGATATTAGTTGGATGAATAAAGAGATTGATAAAGATGTTAAGACAACAATAACAATAGATGGAGTGAAGTATGGTATGGTTAAAGATATGAAGAAACTCTCATTAGGTGAGTATGTTGATTTAGACCACTATACACAGGACCTAACAAAAAACTTACATTATATTGTTGCTGTTCTTATGAGACAAGTAGTACAAGAAGATGGTGATTTATATATTATTGAGAAATATAATTCAGAAGAATTAGAAATGAGAGCAAAGATATTTTTAGAGAAAATGAGTGTTGCTCAATTAATAAATGTATCTGATTTTTTTTTAAGTTCCGCCAATGGGTTTTTAGAGAATATGAAGTCCTTTTTACAATCCACGAAGATGTAGATGGAGAAGAAGAACAAGAAATAGAAGAAGATGGTGGCTTCAGTAGGTGGGGATGGATAGCAACTATATTTGAGTTATGTAAAGAAGATATAACAAAAATGGATGAAGTAACATCAAGACCAATATTAGAAGTTCTGAACTGGTTGAGTTATCACAAAGAGAAGAATGATCTAATAGAGAAAAAACAAAATAATTATAGATAATGGTTAGAACATTTAAGAATATAATTTCAGATATAGAGGACTTTTGTAGTTCTCACGCACAGATACATGATTTTGGTTGGGGACAATTATCTAACATAACTACAAAAGACCATGATTTCACAATGGTGTGGTTACAACCAACAGGCACAAGAATAGATGGACATTTAATAGTAATGGAAATGGATATGTATGTTTTTGATTTACTTAAACAAGACAAATCTAATTTACTAGATGTTATGAACGACACATTACTTATAGGTAATGATGTTGTTTCTAAATTCTGGGATGATGAAGAAACATATGAATGGACATTGAATGAAGAAGGAGTAACATCAGAACCATTTGAGGCAAGGTTTGATGATTATATAGGTGGATGGGTTTTTGGTATTGAGATTGAGATTGAGAATAGAATGAACTTATGTGCTGTTCCGTCTGGCTTAACATCATCAACACCAGTACCATCAAAGACGTTATTAGTAACTGATATGACTACAGGACAAAGTCCAATATCATTTGGTGTTGGTTATGTAGAAGGTGTTTTTGGTACAATTGAACCAGATTTATCAGCAATAAAACAAATATTATCTTTATCAGAACCTATTGAATACCAAGAATTAAGAATTATAGTTCATGATGATGAAGGTGTTCCTGTTGAAAGTATAGATTATATAAAGATAAATGGAACTGAATATACAGGTTTCACTTGGAACGGAATATATCTATATAAAGAGACTACTCAGTATCAAATTTTCAGAGTAGGTAGAAGTTATGAAATAGAAATAGAATATTAAGATGGCTAACAAATATTTATTAAGTGAAGCATTAGAAGAGTTAGGAGAAGTTATCGTTGATAAGATGAGAGTAGATGTTCCTGTTGATACTGGTGCTTTAAGAGATAGTATAATGTATGAAGTAAAGGATGATACTTTAATCATACATATGTTAGAATATGGTCAAGCTGTCAATGATGGTACAAGACCACACAGACCACCAATTTCAGTAATTGAAGGGTGGTCAAAAAGGAAGGGATTAAATCATTGGGGGGTTGCTGCTAATATTGAGAAGTACGGAACAAGAGCACAACCATTTATGGAGCCAATAGAAGAATTTGATAGAGAATATTATAAACTATTAGATGATGCAACTTACGAAATTTTAGAAGGTTACGTTTGGGAAAAAATAAGTAAATATAAAAAATGAGTATATCACCATATCAATGTCCATCAATCTTTACAAATAGATATGTACATCAATCTATTTATCCAGAGTATTATACAGCTATATCATCATTATACACATATAATGATTTCAAGTTTGTGTATAGACTATATACAACAGATGGGTTAATTTCAACAACAAAAAATCCTCCATATGTTGAGGAAGGTTTAGGAGTTTATAATCCAAATCCATATATTAAGAATTTGTTCGGAATAGATTTTGGTCCTGATAGAAATAACGGTTTCACAACATGTCCTAATTCTATTATTAATTATAGAGTTGAGGTAGAAGAACAATCACAATCTATATCATCACCAAGCCAATATAAGTATAGAAAAGCTACTGCTATTAGATGTGCTAAAGAAGGTTTTGATTTTAATGATTATAGAATGTATAATGGTGAAGGTAAGTTCTTAACTAACTGGACAACAAGAAGAGAAATTGGAATGACAGGAGAATATGGAACATTAAGATTTCTAAATGGTATTCAGAGATCAGGTTATGCTGCTTCTGAAAGTAGAATATATGAGATTAAGTTACAAGTATATAGAGCGAGTTATAATTATAGATATATGTATAACTTCACATCAGAAGCAAATAATCCATACTATGTGGAAACTTCACAAGTTGGACCATCAACAGATATACATGAACTGGAAGATTTACAAAAATATTTATTAGAACATTATGTTGGACCTGAAACTATTAATAACAATAAGTGGAGATTGAGAGGAGTATTAGACACACAGACAGGAATATACGAGCCACAAAATATAGTATACTCATCCAGTATTATAGAAGAAAATGATCATTATGATTTCTACACATACGCATGGCCCTACGGAGTTGATGGAAAAACATCATCAGCTATGAAATTTAAGGCTGTACGTAGATGTGATAAACATAAGAATGTTCAGTTACAATGGGAGAATGAATTAGGTGGTTTTGATTTCTTTATGTTTAATAAAGTTTCAAGAGAAGAAATGAGTATAGGTAAATCAGATTTCAGAAAGAAAAGAGATAAGAAAGGAACATATAACAATTCAGATAGTTCTCTTTGGAGATATTATATGGGTCATGATGAATTTGATAGAGGTCTTTCAACATTCCATACTGATATTGAAACTGATTGGGTAGTTAATACAGATTGGCTAACAGATGAACAAGTAGATGATATGAGAGATTTATGGGTTTCTAAAAACATATTTGCATATATTGATGGTGAGTGGTATCCAGTTGTTTCTAATATTGAGAATGTTTTAGTAGAAACATCACAGAAAGGTTTAAGACAATATACATTTAGTTTTAGACTATCAAATAAAAAATACAATTAATATGACTGAATTATTAGTAAGGTGGAAAACTAAAATAGATTGGATTGATTATCTAGATTGGGATTACACATCACAATGTTCTATTGTAGAAGGTGAAAAATATTTATCATTAAAAATAAATGGTTATGGTTCTATATCAAAAGATATATTAGAAGTTGGTAAAAAGTATAATGTTAAGTTTAATATTAATGATTTCACAGGAACAGGTGGTGTTAGAATATTTAATGGTATTTGGAATTCAGGTGTTATTAGTGGATTAGGAGAACAATCAGTTTTAATTGACACCACAACAAACACAAACTTTATAATAAAATCAGAGAACTCAAATACTAATTTAGAAATATCTAATTTAGAAATAGAAGAGGTTGGTTATCAATCATTAGATTTATTTGATAATACACAGATAGCATTAAACTTTTCTATTGTAGATGTAAGAGATTATGAGAAAAGAAAAGGAACTTTCTCAAAAACTATACAAATACCAGGATCTTCTAAAAATAATAAGTTTTTTAGATATATTTTCAATATAAATGAAGATAATACATTTACTCTGAATACTAAATGTTCTGCTGCTATTCAGAAGAACAATATAACCTTTGTAGAAGGATATATATCATTAGATAACATAATATTGAGAGATGATAAGATATTATACGAAGTTGGTTTTTATGGAGACCAATTAAACTTATTCAACGATATTGGTGATGATATGTTAGAAGATTTAGATTGTTCTGATTTAGACCATACAGTAGGTTATCAAAAAATTATAGACCAGTTTCTATTTCCAGATGGTTCAAGTGCTAATTCAGGTTATTGTTATCCTTGGATTGATTATGGTGCTGATTTTGGTTCTATTGGTGGTTGTGTAGGTAAAGCTACAGATGATACACCTTCAGTAGGTTTAACAACACACGATTTCTTACCAGCAATTTCAGTTAAGTATTTAATAGATAAGATATTCTCAACATATGGATATGAATACTCATCAAGTAAATTTGAGGACCCATATTTTAGAAGACTTATATTACCTTATGTTAATGATATAGAGTTATTACAAGACTGGTATCTTGTTAGTAGATTGAGTTTTGGTGGAAATAGAAACATAACATCTTTGACACAAGAAGACACTTATGGTAATATGGGTTCTCCAGGTAGTTCTGCTGTTAGTGATTATTATGGTAATGATTGGATGAGGTGTGATAGAGATGCTATACCTTCTGCTTCATATCATGTAGGTTATACAGGAATTTGGTGTAATTATACATATGATATTAATGGTAGAAAATTAGAAAGATATAGAAGATTTAATTATGGTCCTTTTGTAAATTCTAATTGGGATAGTTCATTACCATTACCTGGTGTTGCTGGTGAGAGTAATCCAAATAAATATCAAACACACTATAATCATATTCCTGGTTCATATTTAGTGCGTAAAGGTGGAGGAAGTAAATATAAAATTAGAATGAGTATTCGTGTTGATGTGTTAGAATATTATGGTGGTACTGGTTATAAAGGATTAAGAGTTACTGCTTGTAAAGTAAATCAATCTGCATGTAGCTTTTTTTATTCAGATACACCAGGTGATAATAAATGGAAAATTAGTAATGCACAACCAAACTCTTCTAGTCCAGAAGAAACACATATAGTAAGAGTATTAGGTGAGAATGATGTAGGAACAGGTTTTATTGATATAGAATACACTTTTGATAATTGTATTGAAGGAGATATGTTATATTGGAAGGTTAGAGGTTGGGGACTTAAAAATGGATGGGTTGCTCATGTTAGTACAATAACAGTTTATGAATATGGTTGGGGTGAAGATGTTGATGTTTTAGGTAACAATTTAGCACCAAAAGATTTCAAGATTAGAGACTTCTTAAAAGACCTTATAACTATGTATAATCTTTATATAGATATAGATCCTCAAAACCCAAGAAAGTTAATTATAGAGCCAAGAGATAAATATTATGAAGATGGTGAAACAAAAGATTGGACATATAAATTAGATTTCTCAAAAGATATAGTATTAACATCACCAAAAGATTATCAGAGTTATATGAATAAGTTGATGTATCAAGAAGATAAGGATTATACGTCACAGTTATACAATAAAAAATTCGATACACAAGATGTTAAGTTTGGTGGAAAGAGATTTATTATTGTGAGTGATTTCGCAACTGGTGAGAAAGAATTGAAACTTAGTAAGTTTGCATCAACACCTATGAGAAATGTTTGGGGTGTAAATGGTGCTACAGGTAAAGAACAATTCGTTGTTAGTAGAATGTGGGATTGTGATTATCCATCAACACCAGTTTCATATGAAAAGAAGACGACTTGGAAACCAAGAATATTAACATATAAAGTATCAAAGATATACGATAATGATTATTCTGTTAGTGCTAATAAGAGAAGGTTTAGATATGATTATAATTCATTACATGAGACATCAACAGCATATCGCTTGCATTATTGTTATCCATATGCTGGTCATATTTATGACCCATGGGATTTATTGGGTAATAACAATTATGACTTAAATTTTGACACCAAATTGAGAACTAAAGATGTGTGGCAAAAGTTATTTAATGGTGACCCAGGTTGGGCTATGACAAATAGAAACTTATACAATCTTTATTATAAAAATCAATTTGATCAAATCATAAATAAGGATAGTAGAATTATGACTGCTTATTTCAAGTTAGATGTTAATGATATTAAGGAATTAAGATTATCAGATATTATTTTTGTTAATGGTACATATTTTACAATTAATAAAATTATAGATTTCAGCCCAGAAGAAGATACAGTTACAAAAGTAGAATTACTTAAAATAGTTGATGGTGCTGAAATAGAATTCACTGATTATCAAGGTAGTAAAGGAAACAATGGTTCGCCAGTATTACCAGGTGGTTTAGGTCTTTCATTAGGACGTGAAAATAAAATCAGATTAGATGATTATTCATTAACAGTTGGTGATGGTAATATAGTAGGAGAAGAAGCAAGAAATTCTGTTATTATTGGTGATGGTAATAATGTAACTGAAAAGTCTGCATTACTTAATGTTGATAATTCTTATATTGGTTCTAAATCAACTATTCTAAATTCTAAATCTGTTGAAGTTGCTAGTGGATTAACAAATGTAACAGTTATTGGTGAAAATAAATTGAAAATAACTGAAGATAATGTAGCTTATATTAATGGTGTTAAGATACAAGACGGTGTTGTATTAGAGAGACATAATGTAGATGGTGGAGAGATCGAGACTGATGGTGTATTTAACGCATTTAAGTTTAGAAATTATCATATTAATTCCTCGGGTGAAAACGGGAACGATGATTTTGATATAAATATATGGGAAGTAGAAGATGGAGGAGAAATCTAAAAAATAAAATAAAATAAAATGTCTATACAAATTAGTAATAGAAGAAATCAAATAAGAAGAAGTACAGTAACAGGTATAGCACCAACTATACCTTCAACTGGTGTAACTTCTCAAATATATCCAGACAACACATGGGCTAACACAGACATAATGGTTGGTGAATTGTTCTTAAACACAGTTGATAGTAGAGTTTGGTTTAGAGATGATGTAGGAATTCATGAACTTGGATATTCTGGACAAACAGGAAATTTCTTATCTCTATCAGATACACCTAACTCATATTCATCGTTTGGTGCTGGTTCTTTATTAGGAATTAATTCAGCACAAACTGCTTTAGAATGGGTTTCTGGATTTACTGACACAAACACTATTCAAGGAATGAATGATTGGTACTATGGACAAGTTTCTACTGGTGAAACAGGTTATGCAGTTACAGTTGATGCTTCAGGTAGTGGTTTTACAGTAACATCAATTAATCAAGACTTTACAGGATTAGATGATGTTAGTGGTTCATACAGTACACAAAACGATATGGTTCGTGTTAATTCTGCTTTAACAGGATTAGAGTTTTTTGATCCAACAGACACATTCGTAACATTGGATACTATACAAACAATTAATAGTGCAAAGACTTTTGAGGAAGCAACAACATTTAATAGTGGAATAGTAGTTTATGATACAATACAATTTAGTGGTTTAACTACGAATGTTACAATAAACGAAATTATGACTGATACTGGTTTTACTGCTGTAAATGATCAGACAATACCAACAAGTTCTGCTGTTTATTATTGGGTTAATAGTTTAATAGTTGGTACAGGAATAACAAGCACATATGTAACATTAAATACTACACAAACTATAACAGGTACAAAAACTTTTGGTGCTACATTAACAACTACAAAAAATCTATTAACAGATAAGTTAGAGTGTCAAACAGGTTTCGAGGTTTCTGGTGGAGATGTTAATTTAGATCCTGCAACTTATCAATATTGGGGTGATAGTACAAGTGATGGTTCATATAGAATATTTATAAATGTTAAAGGTGATTTAACTGTTGAAAAAAGAGTGGCTGGTTCTTGGATATTCAAGGCTTTTTTCTAAAGTCGTTACTACTACTGGTGCAGTAGTTACAGTAGTATATGAATAAAAATAAGATAAAATAAAATGGGAAAAACATTACAATATAAATTAAAGATTGATGCTGGTAAATCACTAAACACTTTACAAGATCTAGAACAACACGTTGCAGATTTAAGAGAAGAAATATCACAAGTTGATGTTGGTTCTAAACAGTTTAAGGAATTACAAACCGAATTAGTACTTACTGATAGTAAATTAAAGAATGTTAATAAGACTATTGAGGGTATGGATTATGAAAAAGTTAGTGGTGAGATTGGTAAATTGGCTGGTGGTATTGGTGCTGTAACTGCTGCATTCACAATGTTGGGTGGAGAAGGTAACGAAACAATGGAAGAGTTACAGGAGAAATTGAATAAAAGTCTTGCTATTTTTATGACTGTTAAAGGTGCTATTGAAGGTATTACTGCTGTTATTAAATTGTGGCAAGTTGCTCAAGCACCGGCAGTGGCAGCGGCAATTGCGGGGATTGCTTTATTAGTTAAATACATGAAAAGTCAAACTTCTGAAATGCAATTACAATCCAAGATGTATGAGGAAATGACTAATATAAAAGGAGGTTATCTTGCAGATTTAGAGATAGAAAAACAATCAATGAACTCATTATTTGAAGAGATTAAAAAAACAAATGCGGAAACTGATGAAAGAAAGGTTTTAGTTGATGAATTAAATAGAAATTATAAAGACTATTTACCAAATTTAGATTTAGAAAAAGCCACCATAGAAGATCTTGTGGTTGCACAAAAAGCAAGTAATGTGGAATTGCAAAATAAAATAGCTATTCAAGCACAAGATAAAGCGATGAGTGAAATCATTACTAAAATGACAGACCTCAAAATTAAAGAGATGGAGGCTACTCAAAAACTTGCAAGAGCTGAAAAGGATAGAGATGATGCAATGAAAGCAGGAGGGGAAAGTCAATTATCCTATATTCAACTTTATAACAAAGCAAAAAATGAATTAGATGCAATTACATTTAGTTTACAGGCTCAAGAGCAACAGCTTAAAAACGTTCAGGAATATTTCAGAGAGCAAATATTATTAAAAATTCAACTTACAGATGATGATGATGGTGATGGTGATGGTGATGGTGGTGGTGATGGTGGTGGTGATGGTGGTTTTACAAAGGAAACAAGAAATTTAGAAGGTGCTATTGAGATAATTGAAGATAAGATTTCAAATCTTCGTGAAGAAATAAAAAGAGCACCAGAAAAAGAATTACCATTTTTAGGTATTGAATTAGAAGTATTGGAGAAAGAACTTAAAAGGTTGCAAGATTTAGTTGCTTTATATACAGAAAAGTCAAAGAAAGCAGTAGAAGAAAGAGTAAGTGCATTCACTAAAGAAGAAGAAGTGATATTAGCTTCTTGGGCAGCAATACACCAAAACTATTTATTAGAGGAACAAATAATAGATGCTAATTTAGAAGGTCAAGAGAAAGTTATGGCTCAAATGGTGTTGAAATTAGACTTATTAAAAAATCAATACGAACATATAAAGAAATTATATGTTGCTGATGGTGAATTAACTGAAGAAGAATTGAAAAATCTTAAAAAGGTTCAAGAGGAGATGGATAAATTAAAGGAGAAGATTGATGAAATGAATAAACCTGGTAAATCTTGGTTAGCTGAAGAATTAGGAGTTTCTGATGGTGAAGCTAAAAAGATTTTTGATGCTGCTTTTGACATTGCTTCTAAAATATCAAATGCTATATTAAAAATTAAGCAAAATCAACTTCAACAACAATATGAAATGGAAAAAGAAGCTATGTCGGCTCAACAAGAAAGAGAAATTGAAGCTGTTGCTGATAGTGAAGATAGAGCAAAACAAGAAGAATTGATTAGAGAGAAATTTGCGGCTAAACAACGTGAAATTGATAAAAAATTAGAAGAAGATAAGAAAAGAATGGCTAAATCAGAAGTTGTAATAAACACAGCTATTGGTGTTGCTAAAATTTGGGCAGAATATGCGGCTATACCTGCTGTAGGTGCTGTTGCTGCTGCTGCACAATCTGCTGTTCTTGTTGCTGCAATGGCTGCACAATTAGCTATTATAGATAGTCAAAAGTTTGCTAAAGGTGGTATATTGGATGGTCCAAGTCATGCTGATGGTGGAATAATGACTATGTTTGGTGAATTAGAAGGTGGTGAGGCTGTTATAAATAAACAAGCAACAGCAAGATTTGCTCCAGTATTATCTGCTATAAATCAATCAACTGGTGGAAATGCGATTGGTGGTTCTGGTGCTCAATTAATTGATTATGATCTATTAGCATCAAAAATAAATGATAAGAAAGTTTATGTTGTTTCAAGTGATATTACAGAACAACAAGGTATTGACACAAAGATAGAAGATAGAGCAACTATCTAAAAATAAACAAGACTATATTAATCAATATAATATTGTATAAAAATAAATTAAATAAAATGGTTGAAAAAGAAGAAGAAAACTTAGATAAATATGAATTAACTATTGATGATATTAATTTTGATGGTGTAACTGCTATATCTATTGTAGAATTTCCTGCTATTGAGGAAAACTTTCAGGTATTTTCTAAAAATCCAGATAAAATCAACATAACATTTGCTAAAGCGGACGGTGATAAGAGAATTATCACTGGTCCTGCTTTAATTCCAAATAAAGAGATTTATAGGATTGATATGGCTACTTTTGAGGAGTATTATGTATATTTTTCAGAACAAACTGTACAGAAGATCGCTGAACATTTTTTAATAGCTAATAGAAACTCTAATGTAACATTAGAACATCAAGTAAATGTTAATGATGTATCTTTAATTGAGAGTTGGATTGTTGAAAATCCAGAAAATGATAAATCAAAAGAATTAGGATACGAAGTTAATAAGGGAACTTGGATGGTTTCTATGAAAATAAATAATGATGAGATTTGGAACAATGTTATTAAAGAAGGAAAAGTAAATGGTTTCAGTATTGAAGGTTATTTCACAACAAAATTTGATAAGTATAGTTCTGTTGATATGGATGATGAGAAAGTATTAGAAAGTATCATAGAATTACTTAAAAATGAGGGTTTATTGTAAAAAAATAAACAGAATGTTATATATCAATATAATATAAAAAATAAACATTTTAGACATGGCTAATACAAAAGAAATATTAGAAAAAATTAAAACTTTGATTAAATCTACGTATTCTAAACAAGAAGAAGTGGTTGAAATTGAAGAAACTGTTGAAGTTGTTGAGGAAGTTAAAGATGTAGTTGAAGAGGAAATTTCTATGGAAGATAGAGTAGCTGCTTTAGAAGAAAAAGTTGCAAAAATGGAAGAAAGGCTTGAAATTTCGGAAGAAATTGAAAAAGTAATTGAAGAAGTTGTTGAGCAACAATTGTCTGAAAAAGAACCTGTTGAAGAGCCTGCTCCAGAAGAAGTGGAGGAGCCTGCTGAAGAGGAAATTTCTATGGAAGACAGAGTAGCTGCTTTAGAAGAAAAAGTTGCAAAAATGGAAGAAAGGCTTGAAATTTCGGAAGAAATTGAAAAAGTAATTGAAGAACTTAAATCACAAGTTGTTGAATTGAGCAAACAACCAATATCTAAACCTATTAAAGTAGAGACAGATACAAAGAAAGAAAACTTTTCATCAAAAATGATGGATAGAGTTAGAGAAATGAGAAAAACTAAAGGTTTATCTTATTAAAAAAATAATTAAAATATCATGGCTGGATTTACAGTATCAAGTTTAACAAATTTCACGGAAAAGAGTACTGAACTTTTAAGAGAAGGTGTTTTATTTTCTGATGATTTACAAAATTATTCTATGCAGTTAGGCGTAAATTACGCACAATATCTAAACTTCATAGATTGTAACCCTTACGTACAAGCAGGTTCTTGTGGTTTAAGCGCAAGTGGTTCAACAGTATTAACTGAAAAAACTATCACAACTGCAACATATGCTTTTAGAGATCAATTCTGTACTCAGGATTTAGTTAAAAAAGCTTTTCCACAAGGTGCTGGAACACTTAAAGGTGATTTAGGTGACGTAGTTGAAGAAGGTTTAACAATGGGAGAAATAGAACAAATCAAAAAACAAGTAGATGCTGACCTTTGGTTAGGTACTAATGGTTTAATTGATGGTTGGTTCGCTAACTTATCAGCTTGCACAGGTGCTATCTCTTTAGATACATATTCTGCAACAACTGCTACATTAACAAACATTGACGAAATCGTTGATGATTTCATTGACAACATTACAGACGCAATGTGGTCAAGAGGTGTATTAACATTACACTGTTCAGTTGCAGTTTTCAACTTATATAAGAGAAACAGATTAGCAGCTAACTATTACAGAGACCAAGACGAAACTATGGGCGCATTAGAAATGTGGTTATTCGGTTACGAAGGTCAAATTAAAATCAAAGGTGAGCCTGGATTAGCTGGTTCTAATTATATGTTACTTACTTGGGATAAAAACTTATTCATCGCTACTGACGAGTTGACCGAGATTGCAGAAGCAAAATGGGTATATGACGAAGTTACTGACTATGTATGGTTCAAGTCAAGTTTCAAGTTAGGAACACAAATAGCTTTCTGTGGTGAATGTATTCATAATATGTATTAATAGTTAATACCACAAAAATATAAATGGAGAGTGGCTTGATCCACTCTCCACTTAAAAAAATAATTTTATTAAAATGAGTTGTAATTTAACGACAGGAATAAGTAAAGGTTGTAGAGACAATGCTGGTGGTATTGTTGAAGTATATATCGGTAACTTCCCTACAGGTTATACAGCAAATGAGTGGTATTCAGAAACAGGTGGTACGGTAACTGCTATATCTGGTTTATCATTATATCAATTTGAGCCAAATAAAAACTCATCTAACTGGGTAGAAAATATTCAGTCTTCAGTTGAGAATGGTACAATTGGTTATGAAGTTGTGGTAACACTAATGTTTGCTAAAAACGATGCAGATATGAGAAACGCTATTAAAGTTTTAGGACAGGCTAACTTAACTGCTATCGTAAGAGATAAAAATGAAAAATACTGGTTATTAGGTGCGCAGAACGGACTTGAAATAACAGGCGGTAATAGTGCTTCTGGTACTTTACTTAATGATATGAACGGTTGGTCTATCACAATTGGTGGTACAGAACCACAACCAGCCTTTGAGGTTTCATCTTCAATAATTTCGGATTTATTGGCGTAATATAAATAAATCTTCCTTCTTTATTAAAAAGGCACACTATTCCAGTGTGCTTTTTTATATAAACAAGATAGCACTATTTAATATAATATAGTATAAAAATTAAATGCAACTAAAAAATGCTAATTGTAAAAAACAATCAATCAAATATTATATGTATGACATTAACAGAATGTCTTAATGATGTAAGTATATCTGGTACGACTACTGGATATACTCTTACATTAGAAAATGAAACTACCAATGAGGTTTTTACTGGTATAATATTAGTTGATGAAAGTCAATATACACAAAGATATAACCAATTTACTATCACATTGACTGGTTTAACTTCTATTGATTATTCATTAACAAAAATCTATCTTAAAGATGAAGGATTTTATACATATAAAGTGTATTACACTGCGGATAATTTAAGTGAATTAATAGAAGAAGGTTTCATGAAAGTTGTAGGTGAAAATGAAGTAATAGAAACTATTTCATATACTACAAACGATGATGATAACTATTTTTCATACGAAAATTAAAAATAAAAAACTATGAGTATTAATTACAAATTTGTTCAATTAGGACAACACACATCACCAAACATAGTTGTTGATAAAAGAAGTGATGTAGTTAGATATGGTTCAGATAACATGTTTCCAAATGAATTACTACAACTTTCAGTTCAATCTTCTTTACATACAGCTATTTTAGACAAAAAAGTTAAAATGGGTATAGGAAAAGGAATATCCTATGAAGGACCAACCGACAAGAAGACAGAAGAATTTATTAAAAATCCAAATCCATATGAAACATTAGATGATATTTTAGAGAAGTGTTATACTGATTTAGAAATCTTCAATGGTTTCGGATTACAAACAATTTGGACAAAAGATAAAAAATCTATTGCAGAAATCTATCATACGCCTTTCCAAAACATTAGAAGTTCTAAAGCTAATGAAAAAGGTTTAGTAGAAGAATATTTTTACTATGATGATTGGAAGAAATATACAAGATATAATGATACTGAAATCCTACCAGCATTTAATAAAGATGAATATAAAGAGTTTCCTCAATTATTATATGCTAAAAAATATAGTGCAACTAATTTATATTATCCAATACCTTCTTATGTTGGTGGATTAAATGATATAAACACACTATATCAAATTTCTGTTTTTCATAACGCTTGTATAACTAATAATTTTCAACCAGGTATTATGATCATATTTAGAGGTCCAAGACCAACAGAAGATGAACAAGACGCTATTGTTAAAGCATTAGAAGAAAAATATAAATCAGCAAAAAATGCTGGTACTCCAAGTGTTTTCTTTTTAGATAGCGAACAAGAAAGCCCACAAATTGAACAAACACAAATTTCAGACTTAGATAAACAATATACTGCATTAACAGAAGCAACAAAAGAAAATGTTATTTTATCACATTCTATTCCAAGAATAGTTTCTGGATTAGAAAAAGCTGGTAGTTTAGGAGGAAGTAAAGAGATTGTAGAAGCAAATATGGTATTTTATAACGAATATGTTAATAAAAACCAGAATTTCTTATTAAATTATTTCAATAAAATAGGAGAAATTAACGGATTGAAAGAATTTACTATCAAAAACACAACACCTTCACTATTCTTATACTCTGAAAATCTATTAAGAGAAGTTCTTACAAGAAATGAAGTTAGAGATTTATTTGGATATGAAGAATTAGAAGAGGATGGTAAAACAGAAAATGATGATGTAGTTATTGAAGACGAAACTGGTGTAACTCCAAAAAATAACGATGAAGAAAATGGCGAACAATAAAAATATCCTTTTAATTAGTGAGAATTATGTGAAACAACGTTCTACAATAATGGAGAATGTTGAAAACGCGTTCATAAAGACTAACATATTACTCGCACAAGATATTCATATACAACAGATTTTAGGTTCTAATCTTTATGATGATATTATAGTTCAATTTGAGGATTATAAAGATGCTTACGATGCTGGAGTAACAGGAATAACTGCTGCTGACTATGTTTCAGCACCATATTTAACTTTAATAGATGAATATTTACAAGTAACTTTACTATATTATACTTTATATGAAAGTATGTTTGATTTATACTCTAAAATAACAAACAAATCAATTGTTACACAATCAAGCGATAATAGTGATGTTGTTTCAGAAGAGTTTTTACACAAAAGAAAAGATGATTTCTTAAATAAAGCAGAATTTTATGCTCAAAGAATGACTAATTTCTTAATTGATAATCAAACAACTTATCCTAAATATTTAGAAGTTGATGGTGAAGTATCTGATATAACTCCTAATCAAGATAACTATTTATCTAATGGATGGTACTTAAAAGACACAAAAAGTTGCGGTGGTAAATGGAGCCGTTTTACTGAAATTTAATATATGAAAATGAAAAATGAGATAATTTTAGCACTTACTGGTATTTTAACAATATTTTCACCGATTTATGCAATACTTTGGTTGATTATATTGGTTTGTTCTGTTGATTTAGTAACAGCAATTCATAAAGATTGGAAGAAATATAGAGAAGATAGAAGCTTTTGGAGAAACTTGAAAGTTATAAAGAGTAGAAAGTTAAGAAGAACATTCACTAAAATTTCTTATTATTTGATTATAGTTATGTTATTGTATGCTATACCAGTTGTTTCTCTTGGTGCTCCAATATTAGCGATTTGGATAGCAAGAATGGCTGCATTTTCAATTTTAGCACACGAAATGTATTCAATTGGAGAAAATGTAGGAGTTATAACAGGAGATAATATATTTAACAAAATTATTAGAAATTCTGTTAAAAAATTAAACGAATGGACTAATAAAAAAATTGAAGATCCACATAAATAATGAACTTAAAAGGTGTAATAAACAAATTAAATAAATTTTCTAAAGAACATCACCAAATTAATGACTTCGGTTATGGTGATGTTTCTAATATAACAACAAAAGACCATGATTTTGTGTTGATGTGGATTGAAATGGAAGGTTCTGAGATAAATAAATCATCAATGAACTACACATTCAACATATATATTTTAGACCTCTTAAAACATAACCATAACAATTATATAGACGTATTGAATGACACCTTATTAATATCACAAGATATAATTAGTGTTTTTTATGATCAAGAAACAGTATATGGATTTACTGTTAATGAAAATGGTGTAAATGTAGAGTTTGTAGAAAGAGTTTTTGATGATTATTTAGCTGGTACATTAATAACAATAGATGTTGAAATCAAACAACCATTAAATAAATGTGCAGTACCTTACGATTTTGGAGAACCTATTCCTCCAACACCACCAACACCACCAACACCACAAACTTGTACTTTAGAAAAGAGAAGTGATTATGTATTCACAACAATATATGATTTAAGATATACTTATCAAGGAGTTGCTCCAAATGGTTCTGATGAAGGTGATGATGTTTGGAAGATTACAAAATTAACAAATAATTACAATGGTGATGTTGTTTTATCAGAAGTATTTACAGATGTAAATTGGACTGATAGATATACACTTTAAAAAATAAAATAAAATATAATTATGAAACAAATTATCGTTAAAATCGACAAAGACTTGGAAACAGGTAATCAACAATTAGTTATCAACTGTACAAAAGACGATGACAGTACAATTAGAAAAATCATCAATCACAATCAATTGGTTGAAAAAGACACAAAGTTTATTTCTGATTTAGAAGATTTGATAAATGAAAATTATGGAGGTTAATTATGGCAACTTATAAGGCAATATCAAACGGAAATGCGGACACCTTAGCAATTTGGGAAATTTGGGATGGTGCAGCTTGGGTTGCAGCATCAATACTGCCCAGTTTAGATGACGATGTTTATACGAATAATAATATCGTTACAATCACAACTTCACAATCTTATTTAAGTTTTAACAGGTCAAGTGTTGCTGCTCCACTATCAATTACACAAGGAGGTCAATTTCAGATTGATGGTGCTAATGAAATTACTATTCAAGGAACTGTTAATGGAACAAATG